GAAAACGAAGCGACAAGACAATTCAACGACGCTATCAACAACAACGACACACAAAATCCACTCTACAAACATCCAGAAGACTACGACCTATACAGACTAGGAACATACGACGACCAAACAGGCGAATTCCACAACGAACCAAGACCACACATGGTCATCACCGGAAAGGAATGCAAAAATGCTAGGCAACAAGAACCAGAGCGTTAACGCACACAACTTCGCAATGATCCCAAGGCCCGACGTACCGCGGGCCGCATTCAGAAGACAAACAGCACACAAAACCACATTCGACTCAGGGTACCTAGTCCCCTTCTTCGTCGATGAAGTACTACCCGGCGACACATTCGCCGTAAACGCCAAACTCTTCGCAAGACTCGCAACACCGATCTACCCGATCATGGACAACCTATACCTAGACAGCTTCTGGTTCTTCGTACCAAACAGACTCATCTGGATACACTGGGTCAACTTCTGCGGAGAACAGGCGAACCCAACCGACACAATCAGCTACACAATCCCGCAGAGCCTAAGCCCCGTAGGGGGCTACCTCGCAAACACAATCCACGATTACTTCGGACTACCAACCGCCGGACAAGTAAACGGCGTAAGCCAAGTCGCACACAGCGCGCTACCACTGCGCGCATACAACCTAATATGGAACCAATGGTTCCGAGACGAAAACCTCCAAAACTCAATACCACAAGACAACGGAGACGGCACAGACACATACAGCGACTACCAACTACAACGCAGAGGCAAAAGACACGACTACTTCACAAGCGCACTACCCTGGCCACAAAAAGGCGCAACAGGAGTCAGCATACCGCTCGGAACAACAGCAACAATCAGAACAAACGCAACCGACCTCGTAACAGGCGTCGGAGCAAACCCGAGCCGATGGCTCGCAGTAGGCGGAGCAGCACCAACACTCAACACCACAATCGGATTCAGCAGCGGCGCCGGCGGCACAGGACAAAACCTGTTCAACTTCACAACGCCGGCAAGCGTCGCCGCAGCACAATCAATAATCCCAAGCAACCTATACGCCGACCTCAGCACCGCCACAGCAGCATCAATAAACACGATCAGACAAGCAGTCACAATCCAACAACTGCTCGAACGAAACGCAAGATCAGGAACACGCTACACAGAATACGTACTAGGCGCCTTCGGGGTACACAGCCCCGACGCAAGACTACAACGCGCCGAATTCCTCGGAGGCGCAACACAAGCAATCAACATCAGCCCAGTAGCACAAACAATGGGCACCGGAGCCACCGGAACAACAACACCAATGGGAACACTCGCAGGAGCGGCAACAACAATCGGAAGCACAGGCTTCACACAAAGCTTCACAGAACACGGACACATCATAGGACTGATGTCCGTAAGAGCAGACCTCACATACCAACAAGGAATGAGAAAACTCTGGAGTAGATCAACACTCTACGACTTCTACGACCCAAAGTTCGCAAACCTCGGAGAACAAGCAATCCTCGAACAAGAAATATACGTACAAGGAATACCAGCCCAAGACACAGCAGTCTGGGGCTACCAAGAAAGATGGGCAGAATACAGATACTTCCCAACAATGATCACCGGACAATACAAAAGCACATTCGCAACACCACTCGACGCATGGCACCTCGCACAACACTTCAGCCCAGGACCAACACTCAACACCACATTCATACAAGACACACCACCCGTATCAAGGGTGGTAGCAATAGGCGCAGCAAGCACAGGACAACAACTACTATTCGACAGCTTCATCGACATGAAATGCACAAGACCAATACCGCTATTCAGCGTACCCGGCCTGGCAAGATTCTAGGAGAACAACAATGGCAGCAGCATGGATAGGCCCCGCAGTAGGGGCCTTAGCATCAACACTGAACACCAGCAGCACCAACGCCGCCAACCAATCAATCAACCAAAACACACAAGCATGGGAAACCATGATGAGCAACACCGCCATGCAACGGCGGGTAACAGACCTCAAAGCTGCAGGCCTAAACCCAATGCTCGCCGTGGGCGAGGGTGGTGCAAGCACCCCCGGCTACTCACCAATACCGATGCAAAACAATGCGGCCGCACTACAAAGCGCTGGGAACGCGTTAGGACAAGCAGCAATAACAGCAGCACAAGCCAGAAAAATCGACGCCGACACAAACCTAACAAACATAGAAGCAAAAAACCGAGACCCAACAGGGACAGTAGGCGCAGCAAACCTGGAACAAACAAGGGCATCAGCAGCCTCCAGCAGACAAGCAGTACAAGAAAGCGTCGCTCGAATAACCCAAATCAAACAACAACTAGACAACATGGCGATCGACAACCAACAAAAAACACTGGACTACAACCAGGCAATAAAAATGTACCCCTACGCGGTACAAATCGCACAAGAACAAGCAAAACAAATAGCACTAGGAACACCAGAAAAACAAGCCGAGGCCAACTTCTACAGTGGCCCAATCGGACAATACGCCCCCTACATCGACAGAGCGCTCGCCGCCGTAGGCGTCGTCGGGGGCGTCATAGGACTAGCTAAACAAATAGCGGGAAACAAAAACCCGCCAACAAGCGCAACAGGACAACAACCATTCAGCGGAATAGCAATACCAAAATCACCACAAGCACCGCGCATCGCCCAACCAGGCCGAGACGCAGACTTCACAGATCCAGTCCCAAACAACTAGGAGAAAACAATGTACCTACGCAGAGCGCTAGACGAATTCGACGGATACAGCCAAGAAAAACTAGGCCTCATCGAATGCCTCGATGAGAGCCTCACACACCAAAGCTTCAAAGACGAATGCGACATCAACATCATCGTCGCAAAATTCGGAATCGGAGAAATACCGATCGCAAACAGAATACCCCTGGAGAGCCAGGACCAAGACGACTACCCAACAGACTTCATGACGGCGCAGCTCATGGTCAATGACGCCGTCCGAAGCTTCATGTCGCTACCAGCACAAATAAGGTCGAGATTCGAAAACAACGCAATGGCATACGCGGACTACGCCGCAAATCCAGAAAACCAAGATCAAATGGCACTATGGGGACTGGCAAAACCGAGGGAAATACCCACGGAAAAACCAAAAGAGGAAGAAAAGAAAACTTAGAGGCGTTACCCACATCTGTGAATAACTGCCTACAGTGTTGCAAGCAACGCAGTTATTCGACAGTGTGGATAACGCCGGAATAAGAGAAAAATACAGCAAAAGCCAACAAGCGCAAGTCGTCAAAAGGTCCCATAGACACATGGACACAAAAATGCTATGGCAGCTCACCTACATCAGCGTACTGAGCATGAGATACCATCCAAAAAACACAGGACTAGAAGACGCACGCACGTCAAGCAAAATCGCGCGCGCGGCAGCAGACCTGGCAATAATTGAGAACGAAATAAACGAACAAAACCACGTATACGACTGGAAAATAGAAAAAGCTAACCGCAACAACGACTTAGCGCAAAAAGAGGAAAAACAAGAGGAAAAAAAGGCAACAGATTCAAGAACCTGTCACCTGGCACACTTACATCAAGATGATGAGTGTGCCAATAAACCGGAGAAACAAACATGCGACCGATGACTCGACACGCAGTACACAAAGGAAAAAGCAGAAAACAATTCAAAAAAAACGCCGGAAAAACCAAAGGCCCGAACGTACGCGGGCCAATGAGGGGCGGGATCAGATTCTAGCCCTGTATAAACATACATGGGCTGCAAACGGCCTATAGAGGCCTGGCAAACGAGATCAGGAACCCTGAGCTTCAGGCCCGGGCCAAGCACCAAACTGGCCCTGCCTTGCGGCAAATGCGCTCAGTGCTATCTCGAAAGATCCCGACAATGGGCAGTCCGATGCATGCACGAAAAGCAAATGCACCTTACCAGCTGCTTTGCAACGTTGACATACGAGGAACGAACCAACACAACCATCACACTTAACCACGAACACTTTCAATCCTTCGCCAAACGGCTCAGAGAACGCCTGGTACACAAAGATGACTACAACAACCGATGGACACAAAAAATCAAATTCTTCATGTGCGGAGAATACGGCGAAAACACGGGCAGGCCGCATTTTCACAGCCTTATATTTGGGTACCGCCCTCCTGACGCTAGACCTAGCCGGCTACTTGGTCGTAGCGACACTCACCACAGCACTGAACTTGACCAAATTTGGTCTCACGGTGGAACGCAAATTGGAGAAATTACATTCCAAAGCGCTAGCTACGTTGCTCGATACATCATGAAAAAACTAGGCAAAAACACCCACAGATGCCTATACCTAGACCAAAGCACAGGAGAAACACTAGAACTATACCCAGAATACAGCCGAATGAGCCAAGGGCTAGGACTGCCCTGGCTCAAAAAATACACCACAGACGTCTACCCAAAAGACCAGGTAATCAGCAATGGCAGAAAAGCAAAACCGCCGCGCTACTACGACAAACACCTGGAACAATGGCAACCAGAAAAAATGGAAAAAATTAAAGCAGCTCGAGCTCTTCAACGACAACACATGTGGAAACACTCCACACCACGAGCCCGAGAAGCCAAAGAAGCAACCGTCAAAGCAAGACTCAACCTAAAACAAAAAGGACTCTGAATGCTATTCATCGTCATGACAATACGAGACAGAGCAGTAGACACCTACATGTCGCCCATGTTCGCCAGAAGCGAAAACGAAGCGACAAGACAATTCAACGACGCTATCAACAACAACGACACACAAAATCCACTCTACAAACATCCAGAAGACTACGACCTATACAGACTAGGAACATACGACGACCAAACAGGCGAAT